GACATTACAGAACTATTGACTTATGGGAAATTTTATGATAATAAAAAACCAAACAAAAGAAGATATGAATTAAGTGCTTTAGTTGCAGATATTAATATTGCATTAATTGGAAAAAAAAGATTAGGTAGATACCAAAGTAGATTTGAATCAATATTTAAAAAATTCGCCAATATGATTAACACTCAATTCAAACGAGAAGAAAAAGGTCTAAAAGCAGATTATATAAAAGCAATAAGAGCTTCTCAACTTGATTTAGTTAGAGGTTTATTTATAAATGCAACAGATGTAAGCACCAGATACCAATCTGGAATGTTTAAAGAATCAGTAAATGAAGCCCTTACCGGTGGAGATAGAAAAGTATTAATGGTAATCGGTAGAGAAATAAAAGATAATATCTTAAAGAAACACCCAAATGTTAAAGGACAACAATTAATGAAAGTAATTTCAAATGTATTTATGTCTATGAGCTTTACACCAGATAATATAAATTATAAAAACTTTAAAAAATACTTTCCAAAAAGATACAATAACAAGTTAGTCAAAAGATTGGGTGATAGATTAGAAAGTGAAAATGACAGAGTTAGACAGACATTTTTTAAAAAAGTCGTTGGTGAATCAGTATCAGTAGAAGAAGAAAGAGATTACAAAGCAGAATACAAGAAATATGGTTCATCTACAAAGGCAAAGAAATATAGAGCTGAATTAAATCAGTATAACAGAAAAAATGGAACTTATGGTAATGGTGATGGTAAAGATGCATCACACAAAGGTGGAAAAATTGTGGGATTTGAAAAAGAATCAACGAATAGAGGTAGAGCTGAAAAGAGTCGTTTGAAGAAAGAATCAGTAAATGAAGGAATGACATCATCACAAGGTAAAGAAGTATTAACACAATTAGGTGGTAATAAATTTATCGCAATGACTGGTGCAAAAAACTTCGGAACTGATGGAAAAAGTTTAACTTTTAAAGTAGGTAGAAATTCAAAAAGTGTAAATTATGTTAGAATTAAATTATCATCAATGGACTTATATGATATGGAATTTTTACAAGTGAGAGCTGGTAAAATAAAAATTAAATCAAAAGCAAAAAGAGTTTATGCCGACCAATTAGGTAAGATGTTTAAAAAACACACAGGTATGAATGTAAGATTATAACAAAAATTTTAATATTTGATATTTATTAACGAGTAAATTAACAGGAAAAATTATGGCAAAACAAATCAAACTAAAAGACTTATTAAAAGAACACGCATTTTCAATGGTAGGTGGTGTAGTTTCTACACCCGCAATAAACGCTGGATATGGTTCTTTGACACAAATGGTTAAAGAAAAATATGGTGATGTTGAAAATGAACCTAAAATCAGTTCAGAACAAATTTTATCAAAAATTCAAGAGTTCGGTAATTTAGGTGATACAATTTATCAGTCGGGTGACTTAAAAGAAGCTGCAAAAACTTTATCTGATATCGCAAGTGCAGCTAGTGTTCATACACTAAGAGAAACAGAAGATTGGTTTGACAAAATTACAGTCAATCGTAATATGAAAGAATTAACAAATTTATCAAAACAATTTGATAGGTTATCAGAAGACGCAAGTTCAGTTCAACAAAGACTATCAGCATTATACGAAGATATGGGTGGTGTTTTAGGTCGGTATTATGACTTAAATGAAAATGATATGGGAACTAAAATAACAGAAGATGATACTAAATACGCAAAGTTCTTTAGAAGTGCATTAGAAAAATTCGGAGTTAGTTCACCAGCAGAATTGGGTGATAAGAAAAAAGCGTTTTATAACTATGTTGATAAAAATTACCAAGCAAAACAAGAGACAGATTAATGAAACTTAAATCATTATTAAAAGAAACAAAAGTTTGGGAAAGAAAATTTGGTGAACCATTACCTACATTAGATAGTGTAATGAAAAAACATCAAGGAAATTCCGAACCAGTCAATGAAGCAAAAGGTTGGGGTTTATTAAATAATGTTTATTTAAAATTCACACAACATCACGCTAGAAAACTTGAATTAGCTATAAGAAAGAAAGATATTAAACTTACCAATAGTGTAATCGATACGATTATTGGTGGTTTAAGTAATGCAAAAAAGAACACTAAAAGAGACAGAAGAACTTTATAAAGAAAGAGGTTAAATTGTTAAAGGTTACAGTAAGAGATAACAAAATAGAACACGCATTAAGACTATTAAAGAAGAAAGTAAAAGACTCTGGATTACTGATTGAATTAAGAGAAAGACAGTTTTTTACAAAACCTTCAGTCAAAAAAAGACTGCAAAGAAAAAGAGCAGCGGTAAATAATAGAAATTTATCAAAAAATCAGTAGTTTTTTATAAAAAATCTACAATAAAAGACCTAATTTTTTCATACTTTTATATTTATATGTAAACACAATATCGGTCATTCGACCACTTCATATATTGTATATTAATAACCTTATTATAGTTCCCAATAACTATACTTGATTCCAATGGAGAAATAAAATGGATGATATTTTGAAAGAAGCAATCGCTGATGCTAAAGCACTTCGTGCCACCGCGTTAGAGAATGCAAAAATAGCTCTTGAGGAAGCGTTTACACCGCGTTTAAAAAATATGTTATCTCAAAAGATTCAGTCTGAAGTAGAAAATGAAGACGAAGTCGAAGAAGATATGTATGATGAAGACGAGGTAGAAGATGGACACCCAGAAGTATCTGAAGAAGATGCAGTAGAACCAGAATTGTCTGATGAAGACGAAGAAGGTGAAGCTGAATTATCTGATGAAGATGACGAAGTTGTTCCAACAGAATTATCTGATGAAGATGATGAAGTTGTTCCAGCAGAATTATCTGATGAAGATGAAGAAGGCGAAGATGATATCATTGAAATAAATGGTATTAAATACGCCCCAATAGTTTCTGAAGATGACGAAGAAGTTCCAGCAGAACTATCTGATGAAGATGATGAGGTTCCGGCCGAATTATCTGATGAAGATGAAGATGAATTAGATTTAGAATCAGTTATTAGAGAACTTGAGGAAGAATTAGATACATCTGCAGTAGGTGATGCTGAAAACAAAGAACCTTCTGACTCTGCAAGTGATTCATCTGATATCGGACAAGGTTCGGAAGAACCATCTGATGCATCTGACGAAAGTGAGGGTTCAGAAAATGATGACGATACAGTTATCAAAGAACCTGTAACAGAAAACGAAGACGCAGAAGAAATGTCTGATGAAGACGAAGAAATCGACCTTGATGAAGTTATCAAAGCTCTTGACGAAGAAGAAGCTGATGACGAAGGCGATAGTGTTGACGAATTAAACAATAGACTTAAAGAATACAAAGATACCGTTGGATATCTTCGTGAGAAATTAAACGAAGTAAATCTAATGAATGCTAAATTACTATTTACAAACAAACTCTTTAGAGGGTTTGGTCTAAATAATAATCAAAAACTTAGAGTTATTGAGCAATTCGACCGCACGAAAAACTTAAGAGAAATCAAACTTGTTTACACTACTTTAGCTGAGTCTTTTAAAGGCAAAGATAAACCAAGAGTAAATGAGAGTAAAGGTCAAGCTTCAAAGACTGTTCAATCAACTGCACCAAAGAAAGAAGTTCTTTCTGAAGGCGTGCAAATGAGAAACAGATTTAAGAAACTTGCAAATTTAATTTAATAGATTAAATTTTAATTTAAACAATATTTAACAATCGGAGAAAAAAAATGGCAGATTTGAATAACATCAATCAATTACTTGATGGAAAAAATCCACACAAACAACTCTTAGAACAAACAAGACAATTAGTTTCTAAATGGGAGCCAACTGGTCTATTAGAAGGTATTGATACTGAAACACAAAGAAGTGGTATGGCAGTGTTGCTTGAAAACCAAGCAAATCAACTGGTAACTGAAGCTTCAAGCGTGGGAACAGCATCAAACAATGAACAATGGTCAGGTGTTGCTTTACCGTTAGTTCGTAGAATTTTTGGTGAGTTAGCTGCACAAGATTTCGTATCAGTGCAACCTATGAATTTACCATCAGGTCTAATTTTTTATCTCGATTTCCGATATGGAACAAATCAATCAAACTTTGACACTAATCAAAATGTTCACGGTGTAACATCAGCTTCTGGTGATGCAACTGAAGGTTTATATGGTGGTGGTAAGTTTGGTTACTCAATCAACGACACATCATTAACAATTAATACTGGTTCTTTCTCAACAGCATCAGTTAATTTTGGTGATGTAGATTTTGAACCATCATTAAGTTCATCATTCACTAACCTAAGACAAATTATTGTCGCTAAAACAGTATTCACAAATCCTGATTTAGATGGTGTTAGAGCATATGAAATTAGTGGTAGTGCATATTCTGGATTAGACGCATCTTATCCAGTTTACACAAAAACAACTGGTTCAAACATTTCATTTGTTGTTGACCCAACAAACCCGCTAGGTGGCGGAGCAAACGGAACTATCTATAGTGGTTCAGCAGAGCTGGTATTTAAATACCATAAAGCTCCAGCTGATACTTCAAGAGGTGATTTCGAAGCTACACCACTTGGGACAGGTGCAGAGTCAGATGCAGGAATACCTGAAATTGACATCGCACTAAGAAGTGTTGCAATCGTTGCAAAAACAAGAAAACTAAAAGCTGTATGGACTCCTGAGTTAGCTCAAGACCTAAACGCTTATCATTCAGTTGACGCTGAAGCAGAACTAACATCACTATTAAGTGAATATATTTCAATGGAAATTGATTTAGAAATCCTTGATATGTTGATTAGTGGTGCTTCTGCTAAGACAGAAAGATGGTCAGCTTTTGTTGGACGCGAGTATGAAAGCTCAAGTTCTTCTTTCAAGAACACTGCAACTAACGCAAGTGCTTACACAAAGGGTGAGTGGTTCCAGACATTAGGTAATAAGATACAAGCCGTATCTAACGCAATACACCAAAAAACTCTAAGAGGCGGAGCTAACTTTATTGTAATCTCACCTGAAACAGCAACAATCCTTGAATCAATTCCTGGATATGCTACAACTTCAGATGGTGCAGTAGATAGTTCTTACGCTATGGGTGTTCAAAAAGTGGGTATGTTGAATAACAGATTCAATGTATACAAGAACCCTTATATGCAAGAAAATCAAATCCTTTGTGGATTTAGAGGTTCAAACTTCTTAGAAACAGGTGCTGTATATTCACCTTATGTTCCGTTAATTATGACACCGTTAGTTTATGACCCAACTAACTTTACACCGCGTAAAGGAGTTATGACTCGTTACGCTAAGAAGATGGTTCGTCCAGAATTCTATGGTAAAGTTTTTGTTGCAGATGTAGACAAAGTGTAGTAAATAACATTACAGAAATCGAGTAGTTAATTTTTAATTAACGACCAACAATTAACCCCCAGTTCGCTGGGGGTTTTTTGTATCTGATAATAGTGGTTTTTCTTACTTTCTTATATTTATTTACAGAATATTTAACGGAGAAAAATATATGGCTCAAGAACCAATATGGCCTGGTTCAGGTTCAGCAGTTAGTGGTAACACACCTTTTGGAACTTATGATGATGATTCAACTTATCAAACAGAAGCTCCAAAGTTCGCTGACTGGTGTTCAAAACGATTAGGTTATCCACTAATGAATGTGGAATTACAAGACAAACAATTTTATGCTTGTTTAGAGGAATCTGTGACTGAGTATTCAGCACAAGTAAATCAATTCAATATTAGAGATAATTTACTTTCCCTACAAGGACAATCAACATCATCAAATTTAACTCATAAACGAGTAACCCCGAATTTAGGAAGAAGTGTGTTTTTATCACAAGCTTACGGAACTGAAGCGGGAGTCGGTGGTTTAGTAGATACTAAATCAGGTTCTATTGATGTTGTAAGTGGTTCACAAGACTATGATTTAAATGCTTTATTCTCAGAAGCGAGTGAGAGTGGTAATGCAATAGAAATAAAAAAAGTATTTTATGAAGAATCACCAGCAGTTCAAAGATATTTTGACCCGTATGCTGGAACAGGAGCTGGGACAATGAATATGATGGACCAGTTTGGATTCGGTAATTATTCACCAGCAGTATCATTTTTAATGATGCCAGTTTACGCAGATATATTAAGAATACAAGCGATTGAATTAAATGACCAGATTAGAAAATCAGCATACACATTTCAATTGAGAAATAATAAATTAAGAATTTTCCCTAAACCAGTAGGAGATTACAAATTACATTTTAATTATGTAGTTACTTCTGATAGGGATAATGTAATGGTTACAGAATATTCAGGAAGTTCAGATGTAATTTCCGACTTTTCTAATGCACCATATGATAATATGACTTACGGAAGTATTAATGATGTGGGAGTACAATGGATTAGAAAATATGGTTTAGCTCTAACAAAGGAATTATTGGGTATAATTAGAAGTAAATATGGTTCTATCCCGATTCCAGGTGCAGAAACAAGCTTAGACGGTGATACTTTACGAAGTGAAGCATCAGCCGAAAAAGAAGTTCTTGTTACACAACTTAGAGAAATGCTTGACCAAACTTCTCGTAGAGCACTACTTGAAGCGGACAAGGATGAATCAGAGTTCCTACAAGAAAAACTTAAAAGAGTTCCTTATCCAATCTACATAGGTTAGGAGAAAGAAGATGGCAAACCCACGATTTTTCGGAAAAAAAGATTTAGATTTATTTGATAGAGTTAATAAAGAACTTATCGGTGATTTAAATAATGCGAATAGTGGGATAATTGACCAAACTGTAATTATCTACAAAATATCAGCAGGTGATACAGAAACAAATATGTATGGTGAATCATCAAGTGGAAAGGTTTGGAAACCTGGTATTGAAATAGCTTGTTTGGTTACATCAGATGATATGACATATAATACAGATGAATTTGGTCCTGATTTAAGACAAGCAGGAACATTTTCTTTTGTGAGACAATCTTTAAGAGACTTAAGTTTAGTATTGGAAATAGGAGATGTTATCGAGTGGTTCACAGCTTATTGGGAGATTTCAAATATAAATGAAAACCAATTAGTCGGTGGACAATATAAACAACTTGATGGACAACACATTCATTCAGTCATATGTAGTGCTAACTTGTTAAGACGAGGAAATCTTAACATTGAAGAAGTGAGAAGTATTTAATGGAACGAAGTAAAACTTTACCAAAACAAGAAAAAATATTATCAACGAGAGAGAACTTTAACAGAGGGTATGATACCACTCGCACAGATGATAAAGTAAAACCGATTTCAATTGGGTTGATGGATATTGATGCAGCTATTATGTATTACTTTAATGAAGTAATCAAACCAACTGTGACGGATAACAATGAAGTTGTAAAAGTTCCTGTTTATTATGCAAATCCTGAAAGATGGAAAATTATTCAAAAAAGTGGATATTTAAGAGATGTTAAAGGACAAATGATTACACCTTTAATTATATTCAAAAGAACATCAGTTACTAAAGATGAAAGTAACACATTTTTAGCTCGTTCAATCAGTCCAGCCTCATCTAATTATACATTTAAGAAGAGATATACAGCAGAAAACAGATTTACACAAACTTCTACATTATTTGAAAATGATGAACCATTAGAAGAAGCACACAATGTTGTAATGCCAAGTTATGTGACAGTAAATTATAATTGTATTGTATTTACACCTTATATAGACCAAATGAATGAAATTATAGAAAAGATTAGTTGGTCAAAAAATTCATATTGGGGAGAACCAAATAGATTTAAGTTTAAAGCCGGTATTACATCATTTACAGACACTTCGGAATTTGAAGGTGAAAGAATTATTAAAAACACATTTGATTTAAGTATGAAAGGATATTTAGTTCCATATTCATTTGATAATATTGTTAATACTCAAAAAGAATATTCAAATAGAATTGGGTTGAAATTAGGAGTTGAATAATGGCCACAAGAACAAAACCATTACCAAGAAAAGAACGAATACTAAAGGGTAGAGAGTTAAACAGAGGACTACAACGAGGTAGAGGTTCAGAAACAAACCAACGAAAAGATACAGTAAAAAATGTATCAGTTGGTTTAATGGATGTTGATGCGGCAATTATGTATTATTTTAATGAAGTAATTAAACCAACCGTCAATATTAACAAACAAGAAGTTAAAGTTCCTGTATTTTATGCTAACGCAGAGAGATGGAAATCAATCCAAAAAGACGGTTATGTTCGTGATGTTAAAGGTTCTTTGATTACACCACTAATTGTTTTTAAAAGAACATCTATTGAATCTAATACGACTTTACCAATAGATAAATTAGATGCAAATGACCCAAAACAATTTTATACATTTGAAAAGAAATATTCTCAAAGTCAAAGATACGACAGATTTTCAGTCATTCAAGGATTGTTACCACAAAAAGAATATTATACTACAGCTGTTCCAGACCATATGAAATTAAATTATGAGTGTATTATTTGGACACCTTATATTGAGGATATGAATACAATTATTGAACAAGTTAATTTTTCAGATGGAGCATATTGGGGAGAACCAAATAAATTTAAGTTTTTATCATCAATAGATTCATTTGAAGATGCAACAGAGATGTCTGACAACGAAAGAATTATAAAAACAAACTTTAATATGAGTTTTAATGGATATTTAATTCCAGAGTCATTTAATGAGTTTATGACTACACAGAGATACTTTACACCAAAACAAGTAGTAGTAGAAGATGAATCAGGATTAGTAATATCATCATTATTTTCACCAGATAGTAGAAGTGAAAAGGTTAGTATTTTTTCAGTAGGAAAATCATCAAAAGCTGGTGGATTAGGAAGTGCAACAGATTTTGTTAGAGGTTCTTCAGAGGGAGTAGGAACACAAGCACAAGATTTAGAATTTACAAATACTTATGGTGGTAGAACTTACTATATAATGAGAGGTAGTGGAGAACCAACATCATCAAGAGATGATAAAGCGTTAATATCAGTTTCTAACGCAAATTCTATGTATAACTTAAAATCATTTAGAGTATCTGGTAGTCAATCATCATCTTTGTCTGCAAGTAACGGACAGATTTATCAACCAACATTAGAAACAGATAGAAGAATAATGAGTTCATCAGTTCAAGTAAAGTTAAATGGATTAGAAATTACATCAGCTAACGACCAAGTTGGATATACAAGTGGATTTGATTATTATCTTTCAAGTTCATACAAAGATGTTGTGATAAGAAAAAGACAATCAGATAATAGTGGATTTACATTAACGAATTCTGATTATGTAACAATTTTATATCAAAGTGAGATAACATAGTGGGACAACAAAGAGAAATAGATAAAAGAACAGGATTAAAAGGTAGAACAAGAGCGTTTATGTATCCAGTAAGTGAATCATCTTTTTCTGGGGATAGAGTTATGTTCAACGATACTGGAAGTATTAGATTAGATTATTCTATGGACAATAAAG